CAGTTAACCCAGAAACCGGTGAGGTTATTTCTGAAAAGCTGATGCGTGCCAAAGAGGTTAACGATAACAAAGAGTTTTGGCTAATGATGTTTGAGAAAACTGATCTCACAACATATATTAAAGAAGCCTTTACAATTGGAGCCTCAGGTAGTATTATGCGTGAAGAAACGGATGAACCTGAAGTAATTGAAGATCTTGTTGTGGATACCGAAGAATAACAGTTGACAAGTTCTTACATCTGTAATACAATTAATATTGTGGCGGGTAACTTATTGCTCGCCACAAATCATCTCAACTTATGGATATCCAATGATTGAAAAAACAGTATTAACAAACCTTATATTTAACCGTGAGTATTTTCAAAAGGTATTTCCGTATATTAAATCGGATTACTTTGAGGATGCTAATATCAAAAAGATCTTTGATACATATTCGTCATATGTTGAAGATTACAAAGAACCACCTTCCGTCGAAGCACTCAAGCTGTCCGTTGATAAACGTAAAGATTTGAATGAAGATACCTATAAAGGTGTTATGACTGAAATTGATACAATGGCAATTGATGAGAATACTAACTTTGATTGGTTGGTAGGTGAAACAGAAAAATTCTGTCAAGACCGTGATTTATATAATGCAATCCGTAAAGCAATTTTGGTTGTTGATGGCACTGATAAAGAATTTGATAAAGGTGCCTTACCTCAACTTTTGAGTGACTCACTTGCTGTTAATTTTGATACATCAATCGGCCATGATTACCTTGAAGATTATGACTCTCGATATGACTTTTATCATAAGAAAGAAGAGCGTATTCCATTCGATATTGAATTACTTAACAAGATTACTAAAGGTGGTTTGCCACGCAAATCTATGACTGTATTGTTGGCAACAACAGGTGGTGGTAAATCATTAGTTAAATGTCACCATGCTGCATCGGCACTGATGCACGGTAACAATGTCTTATACATTACAATGGAAATGGCAGAAGAACGTATCTCTGAACGCATTGATGCTAATATGATGGATGTAACAATTGATGAAGTTTCTGAAACCCCACGTGATGTATTTGCTAAACGTATTAATCGCTTCAAAGGCAAAACAACAGGCAAACTTGTTGTTAAAGAATATCCAACAGGTTCGGCTCACGTTGGTCATTTCCGACATTTGCTAAACGAATTAAAAATGAAACGCAACTTCACTCCTGATATTATCTTTATTGATTATCTAAACATATGTGCGTCGGCACGTGTCAAAGGTGCAGCTGCAGCTAACTCATATACATTAGTTAAATCAATTGCCGAGGAGGTGCGTGGTCTTGCTATGGAATACAATTGTGCCGTTGTTACTAGTTCTCAGTTTAACCGTGATGGGTATGGTAATTCTGATGTGGATCTTACGAATACTTCTGAATCCATGGGTATTACTCATACTGCTGATTGTATTATTGGCTTGATCTCATCTGAAGAACTCGACAACCTTGGTCAATTAATGTTTAAACAATTGAAAAACCGTTGGGGTGATTTGAATTATTTCCGCCGATTTGTTGTTGGTATTGACCGTGCTAAAATGAAACTATATGACCTTGAGGATTATGCTCAGTCAAGTGTTAGCCAAGACACCGCTAATACAACACCACAACAACCAAGATCTTTTGATGATGCACCTGTATTTGATAAAGGCAATTTTGGTAAAAGTAAAAAGAAATTATTTGACTCAGGAGATTTAATGTAATGGCTTATGTTGTGACTCAAAAAGATAAACGTTGGCAGTTATACAATACGGAAAGTGACGAATGGATTGAAATAAATGTTAGTAAACGTGAGGCTAACAAGATGGCTCGTCGCCTAAACCTTGGGTCAGGTTTCTATCAATCACCTGTACCTTCCTTTTTTCAGAAATATAACAATTCAGCAGAATTATAAATAGTTTTAAATAAACACAGCGGAGCTTACTATGTTACGGTTTAAGACATTTATAAATGAGAAAAAAGATCCCGAAGCAAAGGAAAAGATGCACCTTGCGCACTTTAATGACGAAGTAAATCGTGTTAAAAAAGAAACAGGCAAGGACCATGTGGTATTACATCATAATGGCAAAAAGCATCAAATTACCCATGCCGAAAAGGTTAATGGTACACCGAAAGCCGATTTTAAACTACACGATAAAAAAGGCAATCACATTTACGTTTCTCATAAGGATTATAAAGGTTCAGGTGATGCTGCTAAATCGTATAATCAATTAGGTGGTGTTTCAAAGTTTAAAGATCATCCCGCGGTTAAAAAATTCCAAAAAGCTGTTGAAAAAGATCATGGTGGTACTGCCGAAGGAAAAGGCACCATCTCTATGCATCTCGACAATAAAAACAAACAACACCATGACCTAGTTAAAAAGGCATTGTTTGGTAAAGATCACGGCGGTAAGCACGGCAATGATGCGTGTCATAGTTTGATTCAAGGGCATATGAATTTGAAAAAGCATAAAGATGGGCATCATATTGACGCTCACCATATTATGCACCATGACGAGCCAATTAAACACGACTATCATATCTTTGCAAGAACAGCAAAAAGTGGTAGCTCAAAAAGAAACGATTTGGGACTAAAGCATACTCGCGTCGGCATCGGTATGAAAGCCGGGCGTAAAATATCTCACGAAGTTAAGTAATGAAAAAATTTAGTACATTATTAAACGAGGCTAAAAACCTGCATATGACCCATGCGGAAGATGCGGTTATTGACGGCGGTGTTATGGGAACACGTAACGTCATTAATCATCTACGAGATATACGGGATATGCTTGGCGGCACATCAAAATCAGCGGTTAACATTAGTGTTAAGTGGGATGGCGCACCTGCTGTATTTGCAGGTACTGACCCAAGTGATGGTAAATTCTTTGTTGCCAAAAAAGGTATATTCAATAAGAACCCAAAAGTATATAAAACGCATGCTGAAATTGATGCGGATACAAGTGGTGAACTTGCAGTAAAATTAAAACTTGCTCTTGATGAGTTTTCAAAACTCGGTATCAAAGGTGTAGTACAAGGTGATTTTTTATATGAAAGAAGTGATATTAAAGAAGATACGATTGATGGAGAACCGCATATTACTTTCCATCCTAATACGATTGTTTATGCGGTACCAAAGTCGTCAGCCCTTGCTAAAGAAATACTCGGATCCAAGGTCGGTGTGGTCTGGCATACAGTCTATCGAGGAGAATCATTTGAAACAATGTCAGCAAGTTTTGGAGAGGAGATTGCATCTGGACTCAAAAAGGTAAAATCCTGTTGGAGTGTTGATGCGGTATTCCGAGATCAATCAGGTACAGCTAATATGACAAAAGCTGAAACCGATGCAGTAACACTTGCTCTATCAAACGCAGGTAAGTTATTCCGTATGGTACCGAAAAAGACATTAGATGATGTTGCTAATAACGAAGATATCAATAAAAGATTAAACGTATATATTAATTCAAAGGTTCGTGAAGGACAGCGGGTTGGTAAACCTAAAGCTTTCATTAAAGGATTTGAGAAATATATGAATACTTATTTTGATAAAGAAATCGCTGAAAAGAAATCACCTAAGGGTAAAGCGGCATGGCAAGGTAAAAAAGATGTTGCTATGAAGTTCTTTAAAACAAACAAATCAAAAGATCTTGAGAATATGTTTACAATGTATAATCACATCGTAGACGCAAAGCACCTTATTGTTAAAAAGCTTAACATGGTAGGTGGATTAAGAACCTTACTCAAAACGAGTAAAGGATATGAAGTAACAGGCCAAGAAGGGTTTGTCGCTATTGATAGGTATGGCAAAAACGCATTAAAACTTGTTGACAGATTAGAATTTAGTAAAGCTAATTTCTCAGACAAGTATATCAAAGGGTGGACAAAATAATGGCGTGGGTTGATGTACCAGGATCACCAACAGTTTTAGTAAGTGGAACACCTACTGCGATTTGGCAATACGGTAACGCGCCATTAGCTGGTGAATACTATGAAGATGCAAATGGAACTGTTACAAATGGTATCAGATCTTTCACGCCTCCAGGCGGCAATACACAAGAAACATATGTAAAGTGTCGTAGGGTTCAACCAGCAGCGGGAGGAAAAATTTATACTGATTCCAACGCAAACGGTCCTTGGTCTGAACTAAGCAAAAACTATTACGACGGGAAAATCTAATGGCTATATGGAACAAATTAACTCAAGCGTATTTACAAGGTAATAAAACTTTATTTGAAGCATTTATGCTGGCAGATAAAGATGGTAATATTATTAACTCGTTTGGAATTGCATCGAATATTCCTATTGCAGGTGGACTCGTTGATGGATATAGTGCAATACATAAGTTTGGTAGAAATCCAAATGTAGGAAACATACCAGAAACTATTTGGATGCACGGAGGACTTTATAGTTATCTTGATGTTGGTTCTGATAGTACAATTTATGCATATAGCG